TTAATCAAAATTATATTATATAATAATAAATTATTAACAACAACTTTTATTTTAAATAAATTATCAACGGTTCAAATTACAAAAATTATATCAATTATTAAAAATACATTTTTGTGTATTGACATTAGTAATAGATTAACTTGGAATAATTTACCTAAAAAATTACATTATTTACAATTTCTTTACGATAATAAGGATATTCTTTTTATTAGTAATAGTTATGGTGATAAATTTAATAGAAACATTATATCAGAAACATATGACATAAGATTAAAGAAAGTTATTGAAAGACCCTTTGATATGTTTAAATTTTTAAGAAAGGAAAAGGATTTTGTAAAATGGACTAAATTCATAAGTAGTAGTTTAAATAATTTATTTTATACCCCATTATCATTATCATCAGAAGATTTGCTTCATCTGGGAAAAATTTTGTATTTATTAGTAAATGTTAATGAACAAAATGTTAAAGATGAATCTTATTTAAAATTAATAAATTATTGTCAAAAACATAACAAGTTAATTTTAGATAATACTAGGATTAATATGAAAATAAAAGAAAATTTTCCATATTTGAAAATTAATATAAATTTGGGCTTTTTAGCAAAACATTTAACTTTTAATTACGAGGGTCCTATTTTACTAGAAGATGATTTAGAATCTACTCAAGAACTAATGAAAATGGAAGAAAATTTAAGGAAGGTAACTAAGAAATATCAAAAGTACAAGTTAAAGTATTCACAGAGTAAGAAGGATACTAGTACAGAGTTGCCTTTGTCGGAAACTAGTGGAAAGTAAAAATAAATTTTTACAAACTGGCTTTAAAAGCCGGGGAAGTAAAATACCCAAAACTCACTTGGCTCACAACGCTAGCGCTACAAGCATTCTGCTCTTACCCACAAAAATAGTTTTATAGTTTAAAATGTCCTGTAAAAATTGAAATTTTAACCTTCTATTCACTATTATAATAAAGTAATGGCTATGAATACATCTATTGATTATGATTATTTACTTTCTAATAACCTGGCCAATGCGGCAGGATTCTTTAATAATGGAGCACATATAGTGTTTTCAGCACTATTTATATCTGACGTGGATGAAGAAGACCACAACTATGGACAGATGGATGGTGGTTCAGATTATGTTGAATCTTACACTGTTGCCAATCAATATCTAATTGCTGTTGAAGAAAAAGATGGAGAATACATTTTCTACACCTGTCGGCATAAGATATGTGGTGATATTAAGTTGCGTGTTATTGATAGATACTATAATGTTAAAATAGAGTCATTGTATAGCTTTATGAGTCATTATGGTTGCTACGATTACCCAAGCGCTTTCATCGATCATCTTTCCAAGTCTAATTTATCCGATTTAAAGGAAAAGTTAAACTCAGTTCGTATGGAAGCAGAACTCAGGTATTTAATCCCTACAGATTTTCATCTCAAGGGTACGGAGCCTAATTTTCTACATGAAATACTAAAGAGTGATTGGAGATTTTTGGAGGAATCACTAAGCAAAATCATTAACATTGTCGGAGAATATGCTCCTTCACAGTTTGCTTATGTTGATGAAAAGGGGAACAACATTTTGATGACTTATTGCGCTGAAGTTAATAGTTGGGATAAAGATTTAGTTCCAGCGGATATTCAAACTATTTTTGACCTTATGCCTCATTCAACTTTTGCTGTCAATAATGACCAGAAAACTGCTCTAGATTTGGTGAAAGAAAACTTTGCTCAATTAAGGAAAAAGGATTTTAATTTCCATATTGTCGACTACATTGAAAATCTGTTTAAAGTTTAATTTATACACTATATATAATGTATAAAAAAATACTACTTGCCTTTTTAATTTATTCCTACTTTTTCTGTAATCTCGGAAATACTTGTTTTAGAATTAATTCAGATAACGTTAAAGTCTTTAGTATTGTTCCTCTTTTAACCGAGGGAATTTATGGTCCACTAAGGAGTGCTTTGTTATTATTGTATTACAATGGATTTTCTGATTTTTTATTTTATGTATTTGATTCATTTTTACATTTACATAATATTTATGGGGCTTTGTTGTTTGTGTTTTATGGGTGTTCGGTTTTTGAATTAAATTTTTAGTTTGAAATCATAAAATAGATTTTTGTAACACTTATGTAACAAGTATATTTTTTTTAACAAAAAATAAAAAGTATTTTATTTTTTACTGGATAAAGTTTCCTATTTTTTAAAGGTCGAGTCTGGCGACTTTCTGACGCGTAAATTCTCTCTCTCTCATGTGAAAGTAGATATCTACTTTAGTAGATAATATAAAATTATAAGAGATTACTATATTTTTTAATATATACTTTTTATAAAGTAGTTGAATAGTTATATGTAAATCAATATTTTAATATATATTATAAAAAATACTAATGTAAAATACAATACTTTTTATAGTAAGTAGAACATTGACAAATGTCAATGTTTTCAAGAGTTATGTCAACGAAAGGTCAATGTTTTTGTCAATGAAATTTTTTAGTCGAATTTTTAAGTTTAGATTTATAAGCTTTAATTAAATATACTTTATCAATTAAAGTTAGGTATCTTTTATTAAATAGTTATATTAATTTAAAAAGTAGATATCTACTTTACAAAAAACATTTAAGAATAAAATATCTTATTATATATATACTAAACTCGGTAGATGGAACATTATTGTAATATCTGCAAAAAACCCTATAAAAATTATAAAAGTCTATGGAAACACAAATACATTTATCATACAGAAAAAAAGGTTGATGACGTCAATGATGTCGTCAATGATGTCAATGTTCCTGTCAATGTTCCTGTCAATGTTCCTGTCAATGTTAAGTCAAAAAAAGAGGATATAAAATACTGTTTAAGTTGTAAAAAACCATTTACATCTAGACAAGGTAAATGGGCACACGAAAGAATTTGTAAAAAAGAAATTACAATTGAAGATAATAAAATGGATTTAGTAATTAAAGAAAATATTGATATTAAGAAAGAACTTTCTGAATATAAAAAAGAAATGGAGAACCTTAAAAACCTCCTCCAAAAATCCCTAAAAATCCATCCCAAAACCCTCAATAAAATAAACAATCAATTAAATAATAACGGCACTATTAATAACATCACCATCATCCAACTCGGACAAGAAAATCTAAGTGAAATTCTCAACACTAGACAAAAGAAAAACATTTTAAATCGTCAAGCAATGAGTCTAAATGACTTGGTAGATTTAGTCCATGTTTCCGGAAAATATAAAGAATTTCAAAATGTTTATATTACTAATCTTCAAAGTACCTTTGCATATAAATTTGACGAAAAGGCAAATAAATTTATTGCTGTCAACAAAAATGAACTATTAAACGATTTAGTAGATTCTCGTATGTATGACATTGAAAAGTTCTATGAAGAAATTTGCCCTGACTTAGAACCTCATAAAGCTGAACAAATTAAAAGATTTATAGACCGAATGGGTGATGAAGAAGATGAATTAAAAGGAATTAAGAAAGAGGAAATTAAGTTAATTTTATATAACAATAAAGATAAAATTATGCCAAAAGATGATATAATTGTATAAAAAAAATCTAACACTATTTATATGAACAATAATTTTTTTACTTATAGAGATAATATTGAAGGTAAAGTTGCAATAGGAGAAATGCCTTCAAATCTTAGACCATTATTGGATCAAATTGTAACATTATATCAAAGTCAAATACCAAATAAAGAACTTCCCACATACCATACTTGGTATGATCATTTTGATACTGAATTAAAATCAAAAGTTGATAAAATTAGAAATGATATATTTTGGGATAAGTTATGTGACTCTACTCCTAATTGTATAAAAATAGGTGCTAATGAAATGGATGAACTATATTATTCTAATCCACCTCCTAATCATAATAGAAAAGAAAATTTATATGGTGCTGCTGGAAATTTTGATATTCATAAAGATTGTATATTTAATTTTGATGGAATAAAGTTTTATAGAATTCTTATTGGTTTAACAAATGGAAATAATAATATTTTAACTAAATTTGTAAATTTAAATGATGGGAAAAGAATAAATAAATATGATTTTTTAGTATTTGATTTTGATAAAACAATGCATCAAGTTATTAAAGAATCAGATAGTAATACTTCTAGAATATTATTAAAATTACATTTTATTGTTTGTGAAAATTGCAAGTATTCAGTTGAACATGTTGAAAGAATAAAAAAATATTATTTATATTATGAATATATTACTAGATATGTAATGGATGAAGGAACCAATCCCGAAGAATTTCACCAATTTTTCTTAGGATTAATTAGTTCATTTATGTTAACCGAAGATATGCATTTATATTTATATCTTGTATCTTTGGTAATTATTGTTGTATTAATACAAGTGTATAATGTTGAACCTAATTTTTTTATGATTTTACATGTATTATATAGTTTATTTTTGATTTTCTTGATATTAGTTATATTTTATTACATAAGATGGAAATTATTTAGAATAAGATAATCAACAAGATAATAAACTAAATGGTAACAAATAAAATACATTTACAAATACACTAAATAAAGTTATATTATTTATATTCATTACTGTCTTCTCTTTTGTGAAATAATGTGATAAATCTGGAAGAAAATAAAAGAATAAAAATAAAACTAAATTATTAAGATTAATATCTAAGATAGCATTAATCATTATAAATAAAAACATTCCAATTATTAGAATTAATTGTAAATAATCAACACCAAGAGTTAATAATAAAAGAGTTAAATATGAAAAAAGGGCTACATTTTTATATTCTCCAAAAATTAAAAATAAAAAGCTCATAAATAGAAATCCACATAAAATATGAAATATTACATTGTATTCATTTTTGTGAAACTTTTTAAATTCATCTAATTCTTTTTTTATTGAATTGTTCATTAATTAAAATTAGAAAAAATTGTATAATTCTAATATTATTATATTATTATAATAATATCATAAATGCATAAAAATATACAAGCATTAAAACTAAAACCAGAAACAGCTAAGACCGGTTCTCGGTGGTCTCCTCAAGAAGTTAAACAATTATTAGATGAAGTTAAAAATTCTTCTACAATTAGCACAATTGCTCTCGCTCATCAAAGAACTGAAGGCAGTATTAATAGTAAATTACTTGGTACCGCAGCATCTTTAATCTCAGAAGGTAAAGATATTAAAGAAGTTTCTAAGATAGTCAACAAGACAGAGGATGAGATTCAAGAATATTTAAAAATGCAAGTAGGAAAAATTAATAAAATTACGATAGATGAAGAGAAAGAAGAAGAAGAAATACCTAAAGAAATCATCCTTAACGAAGAACAACAAAAAGCAATAGATGCCTTTAAAACCAAGAAAAATATCTTTCTAACTGGTGTAGCAGGTGCTGGAAAATCAGTTACTCTAAAAAAGATAATTGATTATTGTAATGAAGAAGGTATGACCTTTGGAGTTACTGCAACTACAGGAACCGCTGCATTATTAATTGGTGGTAAAACTCTACATTCTTACTTGGGTATTGGTTATGGTAAAGGTGAACCGGAAGAGATTTATGAATACTTGAGAGAGAATAAAATGTTTTTTGTTATTAAAAAGCTAAGAAGTTTACAAGTATTAATTATTGATGAAGTCTCGATGCTAGACAATTTATTGTTCGAAAAAATATCAAAGTATTTATCAATAGTAAGAAAAAATGATGAACCATTTGGAGGATTGCAATTAGTCTTAACCGGTGATTTTTGTCAATTGGAACCAGTTGAAAATGATTATAGTTTCAAATCAGAAGTATGGAAGAGTCTGAACTTGGAAACTATTTATTTGAAAAAGATGATAAGACAGGATAAAGACAAGGAATTTCAAAAGATGTTATTGGAATTAAGGTTTGGTAATTGCTCCGATGAAACTTTTGAAAAACTACAAGCTTTGAAAAATACAGAATTTGGAGAAATCAAACCAACAAAGTTATTTTCTCATAATTACGATGTTGATAAAATTAATAAAAAAGAATACGAAGCATTAATTAAATCAGGTGCTAAAAAACTAACCTATGAGATTAAATATGATTGTTTGTCTAAAGATAAGGAAAAGACAAAGAAATGGGCTAAAAATATAGAAATTCCTGAATCAATTGAATTATGTGTTGGTGCTCAAGTGGTTATTGTTGCTAACGTTGACCAAGATAAAGGAATTGTTAACGGAACTAGAGGAATCATTACCAGCTTGAATATTAAAACAATAACAATCAAAAGAGTCAATGGTTTATCTTATGAAGTAAAGTATTTCCCATGTGTTAATGCAGAAAATCCAGAAGTTAAAGTATCTTATATGCCTGTTAAATTGGCTTATGCTTTAACTATCCATCGTTCTCAAGGTGCTACTTTGGATGCTATTGAAATTGATATTGGAGAGAAAATTTTTGCAGCGGGTCAAGCATATACGGCATTATCCAGAGCAAAAGATTTAAAAAGTATTAAAATTACAGAAGTTTGTAAAGAAAGTTTTATAACTAAAAAGTCAGTGATAAAACTTTATAAGAAATTAGACAATAAAGAAATTATTTTATAACTTTGTTATGATTTATAAATCTTTTATAAATTTGTCAAGTAATGGTTCAAACAAATATGGCACTCTAAAACTCCCATACTTAGTTTCAATAATAATCCAATCCTTAGTATGAATAATTTTACCCTTTTCCATATATTTATAATCAGGACCAACAAAATCATTATTAAAGAATCGTGCTAAATATTCTCCTTGTTGTTTTGCATTTTGTGCAGTAGGAGGCCCATGATCTTTTGATGCAATAATATCCCCAATTGCATAAATTGAATCTTTAAATTTCAAATTAGAATCAACCGAGAATTTATCAGAAGTTATTTTTTTAATTAAACTATTTGGTTTTATTCCACAAGTCCAAATTGCTATTTCATAAAAGTACGTTGATTGGTCTGTTTCAATAATGGTAGGACCAATTCTTTTAACTTTATTATTTAATAATAATTTTATATTACACTTTTCTAATTCTTCTTTAACCATTTTTATAGTAGTCTCATTAAACATTGGTAAAATTGTAGGTAGTGCTTCAATTACTTTGATATTTTTATAATATTTAGATAATTCAAAAGCCAATTCAAGACCATTGGGTCCGGCACCCAAAATAGCAATAGGTGCAGTTGAAAAAGCCCTAGTAAACTTATCTTGTAATTTCTCCAAGTCTTCTCTAGATTTTAAAAAATTACATCTTTCTTTAACACCGCTAACACCAAAATCATTAGTTTCACTACCAACAGCAACAATCAAATCATCATAATTATAAGTTTTATCAAGTGTTTTAATTTCTTTATTATTTATATTTATATCGACACAACTATCAGTAATAAAGTTGATTTTCTTAGGACAATCATCTATATATAAATCAGGATGATATGTGTGTATAGAATTTTTAAGTTTGGTATGGTTTAACATTTTATTTTCTTTAGAAATAACAGTGACATTGTATTTGTTGGTATCAATCTTATTACAGAAAGAACGACTTCCCCAACCATAGCCAATAACAACTACGTTTCTCTTTTTTTTATTTTCTGGAATAAATACGTTACTAAGACGGTCTAATAATATACTAGAACTGGATAATGCTGACATTAAAATTATTAAAGTTATTTGTTTAAATAAATAATAAAATATTGACAATTTTTTTATTTATTTCATTTATCTAACTACACTAATGTACTTAGATAAATACAAGTTAATACCATTAACAGCTAAAAAATTAGTCTACTCTGTTCATAATGAACCTGATATATTAGTAAAAGAAATGTCTATGAATGAATTTAAGATTCATAGAAAGGCAACCTATTATGTACCTTGTCCAGCAATAGTTAATGAAATTGTTAAAGATGATAAACTTTATATGGTTATGGAAAGAATTAAAGGAAAAACATTTTACGAAATGTATGGTTCCAATCCAAATAATGTTCCACAAAGTGTTTGGAATAAAGCGTATAATATAATATCAAGATTGTATTACAATGATATTCATTATGTTGATGTTTCACCTCATAACTTTATGATTGATGAAAATGGAAATGTTTTTGTAATTGATTTTGGAGATGCTTATGAATGTAAAGTTAATTGGTTTTTAAAGGATTTTTTAGATGGAGAAAAAACTTGGAATCCAGATTTTGAATAAAGTAAATTGTTTTTTTAGATTGAGAAAAAATTTGGAACAATTAAAATTTTTTTAAAAATTTAATTAAACCATATTATGAATAAGTTACAAAAAAAATCATAGAATCTTGTCATTGGGGATGTAGGTGCATCTTCTTGTTTTTCTTTATTTTTAGGAATTTTAATTCTTAAATCTTTTACATTAATATATACTTCTTTATCGGACATCTATCTTCTTTTAGAAATTACTAAATAAATTACATAAATTAATACTAAAATAGATAAATACATTACTACTCTTTTCATTGATAGTGTGTTTTTTTTACTGTTATTAAGTACTTTATTAGTACTATTTTTTGCAAGTTGAATTATTGCAGGAATGGGATTAGAAATAATTGAAGGAGAACCAGAGCGCATTGAAGGAGAACCAGAGCGCATTGAAGGAGAAACAGAGCGCATAGAAGGAGAACCAGAGCGCATAGAAGGAGAACTAGCACGCATAGAAGGGGACCTAGAGCGCATAGAGGGGGAACTAGAACGTTTTGAGGGAGAACTAGAGCGCATTGAAGGAGACCTAGAACGCATTGAAGGGGTACTGGAGCGCATTGAAGGAGAACTGGAACGCATTGAAGGAGTTACATACATTGAAGGGGTAACACGCATTGGAGAACTAGCACGCATTGCAGACTGAGAATGAATAGTTTGACTGGGTAAAGGAGGAACAGATTGACTTTCACGAGCATCTTGATTGGCATACATCATAGCTAAAACTTGGTCTGGATTCATTGGAGGAGGTTGTCTATTCATTATAGAAAATTGACTGTCAGTAGTCATATCAGGGGTAAAGTTAGTGTTATCTAATTTAATAATAGGATGACTAGCATTAACAACTCCAGAATTATTAAGTTGATTATAAGGATCTTGTAACATAGGAATTTTTGGTAATCCATATTCAGCAGATAAAGGAATTACATTTTGAGTATTTAAAAGAAAATCAGGAGTGATATTACTTTCAGGTGGTTCAGTTCCAGTGCATCTAGAACCATCTTGTAATGCTTTATTTAATAAAATGAAAGGACCGTCAGGTGCAACATTTTCAGGAATAGTAACAGTAATAGGTTTAGTTAATGAATGAAGTGCTAAAACAGGCATAGGATTATTTGATTCTACATAACTAACGGGTCCACCAAAATAAGGTACTTGGCTTAAAGAATTAGTATCAGTATTTACTGCATTACTATCTAATAAAAATCTATTTAATTCGACTACATCTTTTGATACTGGGACTAATAGTTCATTTTTTCCGACGAATTTCATCTCAAAATTGTTTGAAGACATTATATAATAATATTTAGATAAAATTTTTAAATTTTTATTTTCTTATATTAAATTTTATTTATTTTTTTGATTTTGATTTGGTTGATTTTTTAGAACTTGATTTAGATGCTGATTTAGAACTTGATTTAGATGCTGATTTTGAACTTGATTTATCTGCTGATTTAGATTTTGCAATTTTACTTGCTGCTTTCTTAGAAGAAGCAAGTACTTGTTTAGGTTGTGTTGATTTTATTTTTTTATATTTTGATAAAGTTTTATCTAATATCATTTTAGAAGCTTCTTGTAAACCACTATACTTAGCTTCATCTAATGCTATTAAAGCATTATATTCACTGATTGCCTTAACTATATTAGCATTATATGCTTCTTCTAAAGCTATATATTTTTCTCTATCACTAATTCTAGCAGCTTCTGAAGAAATTAAAGTTTCTTCTTCTAATTTTTTATATTTATTAAAGGAATTAATTAATGCAGTAGAAGCAGTCGATAATTGATTTTGTAAATTTGTAATTTTAATAATATCAGATTCTTTTAATGCATTATATTTATTATTAGCTTCTTGAGCAATGGCATAAATATCTGCATTATATTTATTTTGTAAATTTATTAATTGTTCAGCCAATGTTTTTTCTTTTTTGGTTGCCAATTCTTGTAATGTATTATATTTATTATTACCAGCTTCAATAGTTTGAGCTATTGTTAAATTTAATTTTTCTTGTGCTGTTAATAAAGTAGATTGTAATAATTTAGAATTATTTTCTTGCATTATCTTTTTATTTTTTAATAAATCATCTATAATATCTTCATATTTATCTTCTTGTTTATCTAATTTTATTGTAAAATATTTAGTTTCTTCTTCTTTAACTTGTTTGAGTCTATTTGTTTCTCTTCTTTCTGCTTCAATTAATGCTTTTTGTAAATTAGTTTCTGCTAAAGTTAAAACTGATTTTAATTTAGTATCATTTTCAGAAATTGTACTAGCTAATCTACTATTAAATAGATTTGTTTTGTTAATTAAAGTTTCTTCTGCTGAAGCTAATTTAGAATTAAATAATGATATATTTTCTTCTTGAATTTTCTTTTGTTGCTCTGCATAAGTTTTTGCTGCTGCTAAAATTTGAGATGCGCTTGCTTGTTCATTTGCTAATTGTTTTCTTAATTCTTCATCTTGTTTTTTTGCAGCTTCAATAGCTGCTTTTTGTTTAGCTTCAATTGCTGCAGCAACAATAGCTTGTTCTTCAGCTGCTCTCTTCTCTTTCATTTGAGCATCTGCTAAAGCTTTTTTAGCATCTGCAATTTGTTTTTCAGCAGCGGCAATTGCATCTTGTTGTTTTTTAAATATAGCAGCATCTGCAGCAGCTCTTGCATCTGCATCTGCTTTAATCTTTTTAGCTAATTCAGCAGCTTGTGCAGCATCTTTTTCAGCTTTGAGTCTTGCAGCTTCAGCAGCAGCAGCAGCAGCTTCTTGATCACGTTGTTGTTTAATTTGAACACCTTCATTGTATAATGGGTCATTTTTATCTAAAAATAATTGGAGATTCCATTTTTTAATTAAATAAGTTGAAACAATATTAATTTCTTTATTTAATAAGCATCTATCCCACATAATAATTTCAGCTACTTGTCCATCACTACGTTCACCACACATATTAATTCCAATACCATTTAGTGTACCTAGACCAATATAATGTCCATTGTAAATAACTTGATTATTTCTTATCATTGCATGATTTCCTCTATAGTTTTGAGTAACTATATAAAGATCCCAATCTGTGTTAGAAGAAACTACTCCAGGTGAACCAGGACCAGAAATCCATTTACCATTTACATATGATACATTTTTCAAACCATTCCAATATCCCATAAATCCACCACAACTATCAGCAGAGTCGCTAGCACCAATTAATCTACTATTTGCACCTCCAGTTTGTCTTGTAACAAAAGCAAGAGTAAATTGCATTTGTGATGGTATTAAAGGAATATTATTTAATCCCATAAAAGAAGAAGTATTAAATTGAACAACAGGTAATTTATTTAATACATTTGTTTTTATGATTGGATTACCTCCTTTTTTTTGTAAAAAGTATTTATTATCTTTAGTACTACTGTTCCAAGAATCTAGAGTAGCTCCATCTTTAGGAATAGGAATAGCAGCTGCATCTACCCAGAATTTAACATTAGTTACAGGAAAATCAGAAGCAGATGAAGGTGCATTTGCATTAACTTCTCCTACGTTTGCACCTTTAGTATTAGTAGAACCAGGAACATTAGGGTCCATTTTATCAAGTAATCCCCATTTTTTACCCAAGTAGGCTTCAATTTTAATTACATCTTCATCTGATAAATATTTATTATATAACATAAATTCAGCAAATTGTCCATCACTCGTTTCACCTGGATTTTGACCTACATTAATACCTAATCCATTTAAGCCACCACTTGGAGTATGACAATGTAAAATAGTTCCTAAATTTCTCATTGAAACAAAACCCTTATTATCATTACTTCTTCTAAAAACATAAACATCCCAATTACTGTCTGATTTTTGAGTTGCACCTTTACTTTCACCATTTACATAAAAAACTTCTTTACTTCCACCCCAGTAACCAAATAAAGCATTATTATCTATTCCTTGAAGTAATCTTTGATTTGTGCCACCAATTTGTCTGCAAACCATAATTATGGTGTAATCTGCACTAGTACCTCCTAAATTATTTAATCTAAGATGTTTATTAGGATTAAAGTTTAATACTGCATGACCGTTTAATACATTACTTTTTACAAATGGTAATCTGTTTTTATCATTACTAGTATTTTCAAAGAAATTACCATTGGGAGCAGAACTAACAGGAGTCCATTTATCTATTGCATTATAATTTTTATCATTGTATTGAGTAGTTTCCATCCAAGCAACTAAATTCTCAGTTGGTACATTTGACATTTGTTCAAAACCTTCAATTATATGTTTTTTTTTAAAATTTAACGATTGCATTAATTAAAGGTGGATTTTAAAAATATTAAATAATTTTTATTTAATATTTTTATTATTTTTTAGATAATGTTTTTTTTATAATTGCTACTGCTTTATTTATGGCACTTTTAGATGCTTCCAAATTTGAAAAGTTTTCTTTATTTTTATTTGTTTTTTTAGTAGATTTTGAACTAGTTGATTTTTTAGATACTGCTTTAGTTGCTGTTTTTGTATTAGATGCAACTTTAGATACTGATTTAGGTGTTGATTTAGGTGTTGATTTAGATGCTGATTTAGATGCTGATTTAGATGCTGATTTAGCTTTTGCTTTTGAATCTGCCTTAGATGTTGCTTTAGAACCTGCCTTAGATGCTGCTTTAGAACCTACCTCAGGTGCTACATTAGGTGTTGCTTTAGATGTTTTACTGGCTGATTTAGCAAGTTCAATAGCTTCTTTTTTAGTGTTTGCAATGACTTGTATCAATATATTTTCTTGAGCTATGGCATATTCATCCATTTTCTTTTTATTTTCTAAAGCTGTTGCTATTTCTTTTTCTTGAAATTCTTGAAAAGCTATTTTACTTGCTAATGTAGTAGCTTCTTGTAAAGCTAGATATTCTTGATATGCTTTCCTAGAAGCATCTAATGTACTTTCTTGTAATGCTTTATATTGTGCATAAGCATCTTGTGCAGCAATAGATGCTACGTCTTGTAATTCTTTTAATTGAGCATCTGCATTTTTAAGATTAATCATCGAGGTTTCTTCTAAGTTTTTATATTGTTGATTAGCTTTTTTAAGTGCAGATTCTGATTGTTCTTGTAAAGAATTATATTCTGAAATAGCTTTAGATGCTATCATTTGTGATGCTTCTTGTAATGCGTTATATTTTTTATCATTTAATTTTTGTAATTCATTATAATTATTAATTGCTTTATTTGCAGCATTAGTTGCTGCTTCAGTTAAAGCTTTTATTCTTTCTTCATTACCAATTTTTGAACTATAGTTTTCTTCTTGTAAATATTTATATTTATTATATGATTCTGCTAATGCATTAGATGCAGTCATCAATTGATTTTGTAAATTATTAATTTTAATTATATCAGATTCTTGTAATGAACTATATTTTAAGCTAGCTTCTTGTGCTATTGCATAAATATCTTTATTATACTTATCTTGTAATTTAATTAGTTGTTCCGATAAAGTATGGGTTTTTTCAGAACTAACTTCTTCTAATGTTTTATATTTTTTATCAGCAATTGTTGCATTTTTTTCTAATATTTCTTGTGCTGCTAATAATGAAGATTTTAATATGGATGCATTGGATTCTTGCATTTGTAGCTTTTGATTTTTAATTTTATCAATCATTTCTTGATATGTTTCTTCTTGAGTATTTAAATTTATTTTAAATAAATGTTGTTCTTGATCTATTGTTCTTTTAACTCTGTTATTTTCTCTTCTTTCTGCATCAGCTAATGCTTTTTGTAAATTAGCTTCTGCTAAAGTTATAGCTGATTTTAATTTAGTTTCATTTTCAGAAATTGTACTGGCTAATTTAATATTAAATAGATTTGTTTTATTAACTAAAGTTTCTTCTGATGCAGCTAATTTAGAATTGTATAATGCTGCATTTTCTTCTTGAATTTTCTTTTGTTGTTCTGCATAATTTTTTGCTGCTGCTAAAATCTCAGCAGCGGTTGCTTGTTCATTTGCTAATTGTTTTCTTAATTCTTCATCTTGTTTTTTTGCAGCTTCAATAGCTGCTTTTTGTTTAGCTTCAATAGCTGCAGCAACAATAGCTTGTTCTTCAGCTGCTCTCTGTTCTTTCATTTGAGCATCTGCTAAAGCTTTTTTAGCATCTGCAATTTGTTTTTCAGCTAATGCAATTGCTTCTTGTTGTTTTTTAAATATTGCAGCATCTGCAGCTGCTCTTGCATCAGCATCTGCTTTAATTTTTTTAGCAAATTCAGCGGCTTCTGCTGCTTCTTTTTCAGCTTTGAGTCTTGCTGCTTCAGCAGCAGCAGTAGCAGCTTCTTGGTCTCTTTGTTGTTTAATTTGAACACCTTCGAAATATAAAGGGTCGTTTTTATCTAAAAATAATTGGAGATTCCATTTTTTTATTAAATAAGTAGATACAATAGGAATTTCATTTATATTTAAACATCTGTCCCAAACTAAAATTTCTGCAATTTGTCCGTCACTAGTTTCATATTGTGTATTAATACCTATACCTTCCCATTCAGTACCAGCAGGTTTGCCAGTAATAATTTGTTTATTGTTTCTCATCATACTTGATAAACCTCTATAATTTCTAGTAAATATATAAAGATCCCAATCTGTGTTCGAAGAAATTGCTTCAGATTCACCGGGTCCATAAACAAAACCACCTTGAGGATAATGAAATAAATTTTTCTTTCCCCATAAATAACCATAAAGAGTATTACCATTATCATTATTACCATTTAAAAATCTACCATTATAACCACCAATTTGTCTTGCAACAAAAGCAATAGTAAAACTTTTATTTGCTGATAATTCAGGTGTTTTATTTAATTTCATTCTCGAACTTGTGTCAAATTGAAGGACTGGCATTTTATTTAATACATTCATTTTAATAGTAGGTTTTCCAGAACTAGTGTTAAAATTAAATTCTTTGTCGTTGGTATTACTAGCCCAATTAGTAATAGTAGCTCCATCTACTGCATTAGGAATTGCAGATGCATCAACCCAAACTTTAATATTGGTTACAGGAAAATTGATTGCAGAAGAAGGAGGTTTTGCATTTAATTGTCCAATATTGGCAGCACTAGTATTAGTAGAACCAGGAACATTGGGGTCCATTTTATCAAGTAATCCCCATTTTCTAGCTAAATAAGATTCAATTTTAGAAACATCTGTATCTCCTAAACAAGTTTTGTATAAAATAAATTCAGCTATTTCTCCGTCAGAATTTTCATTTCCACTTCCAGGATCTTTATTAATACTTAATCCATTCAATCCTTGACTATTTGGTTTACAATATAAAGGAGTTCCCATACTATTAAAATAATTTTTAGTATTTATTTCTTTAAGAAGATAATTTCCAGTTGCATCTGGTAAAGAATTTATTTGATTTATATTTTCAGCTTTTGAATTTAAATTGTCAAGACTACTATCTTCATAGTATCTTGATGTTACATAATTATTATTTTGGTCATTAATTACCATTTTGACCCATTTACCATCTTTTGTTGCATAAACAATATGCCCACTTGGTAATACTAGTTTTTTCTGAATAGGTATTTCAGCACTCATCCAACCCCCGTGCATTACATAATCAGTAGTTCTTCTAATAGTAAAAATATCCCAATTAGAATCTGAATTTCTCCAAAATTGATCACCAACTGCCCAAGCTTCAGAATGAAGACATTCTTTTCTGTTACCCCAATAACCAAAAAGCTTATTTCCAGTTCCCCCTTGAATAAATCTTTGATTTGATTTACCGACTTGTCTAGTAACCATTATCATAGTATATTCATTACTTGCGCCACCAAGATTAGTTAATGACATATTTCTATTAGGTGTAAAGTGTAATACAGCGTGACCATTTAATACATTCGTTTTTACAAAAGGCAGTTGATTTTTATCAGTACTAGTATTTTCAAAGAAATTACCATTGGGAGCAGAATTAACAGGGGTCCATTTGTCTATTACTTTATTATTATCATTATTATATTGTGTAGTTTCCATCCAAGATACTAAATTATCGATGGGTACATTTGAGATTTGTTCAAATTTTTCTAATATATTATAATTTTGTATAAAATTTAATGATTGCATTAATTAAATTTATATTTTAAATTTATAATTTTATAATTTTATTATTTAATTAATTAAAATTTATTTTTTAATAAATTTTAATTAGTTTAGCGTCTTTTTTTACTTGATTTCTTAGAAGATGATTTACTACCCTTCTTTGATTTAGATTTACTACCTTTTTTACTCTTTTTACTACCCTTTTTACTCTTTTTACTACCCTTTTTACTCTTTTTACTACCCTTTTTACTCTTTTTACTCTTACCTTTCTTACCTAAAGATTTTGCAATTTTAGCAGCAATATCTTTAGTTGCAGCTAGTACTTGTTTAGGATCTGATGAAGCTCCTTGTTGTCTTAATGCATTATATTCTGCAATAGCTTGATTTGCAATCATTCTAGAAGCTTCTTGCATTGCATTGTATTTAGCACTATCTAATTCTTTCATTGAATTATATTCTGCCATAGCATTTCTCAAAGATATATTTGCTGCATCTGCTAAAGCTTTATTTTTTTCTATTTCAGCTGCATCTCTATCGTCTTCAAGTAAAGTTTCTTCTTGTAAACGTCTAAATTTAGAATATGAATCAGCTAATGATGCAGATGCCACAGAAAGTTGATTTTGTAAATTAGTAATTTTTGTAATATGGTCTGTTTGTAATGCATTATAATTTTTACTGGCTTCTTCAGCAATAGTATAAATATCTTTATTGTATTTATTTTGTAAATTCACTAATTGTTCAGATAAAGCAGTTTGTTTAATGTTACTATTTTCTTGTAAAGTAGCATATTGTTTATTAGCTATTGCTGCATTTTGTGCAATTGTTCTATCTAAATTTTCTTGAGCAGTTGCAATAGCGTTCTTTAACATTTGACTGTTCATTTCCTGCATTTTATTCTTTTGTGTAATAATTCTATCAACCATATTTTGATATTCTTGTTCTTGAGCAGTTAATTTAATATTTAATAGTTGAGAACCCTCAGCTTTAACTCTGTTAATACGGTTTTCTTCTGTTATTTGTGCTTCTCTTAATGCTTTTTCTAAATTTGCTTCTGCAGTAGCTATAGCAGATTTTAATTTAATTTGACCTTCGGAAATTGTACTAGATAATTGAGTTTTACATGAATTAGAATTACTTACTAAAGTTTCTTCAGCAGCAGCTAATTTTTTAGTCCATAAAGCAAGATTTTCTTCTTGAATTTGTTTTTGTTGTGCAGCGTAAGCTTTTGAAGCAGCTAAAATTTGAGCCATACTTGCTTGTTCATTTGCTAATTGTTTTCTTAATTCTTCATCTTGTTTTTTAGCAGCTTCAAGTGCTGCTTGTTGTTTAGCTTGAATTGCAGCAGCTGCTGCAGCAGCTTGTTCAGCAGCTAATTTATCTCTAGCTTGTGCATCAGCAAGTGCTTTCTTTGCATCATCTATTTGTTTTTGTGCTGCAGCAAGGGCTTCAGCTTGTTTTTTGGCTGCGGCGGCTTCGGCAGCTGCTTGTGCATCAGCAATAGCTTTAAGTCTGGCTGCTTCAGCAGCTGCTGCAGCTGCTTCTTTTTCAGCTTTGAGTTTAGCAGCTGCTGCATCAGCTGCTGCTTGTTCTTGATCTCTTTGTTGTTTAATTTGAACACCTTCAGCGTATAATGGATCATTTTTATCCAAAAATAATTGGAGATTCCATTTTTTAATTAAATAAGTAGATACAATAGGGATTTCATTCATATTTAAGCATCTATCCCACATAATCATTTCAGCAATTTGACCATCACTAGTTTCGTGTTGTGCATTAATACCCAAACTCTGGAATTCGTTACCGGCAGGTTTGCCTGCAAAAATTACCTTATTATTTCTCATCATACTAGCAAAACCTCTATAATTTCTAGTAATTATATAAATATCCCAATCAGTATTAGAAGGAGCAGAATTAGGAAAACCAGGTCCCCAAACCCAACCAACACTACCTGAATGATATACATTTTTTTGTCCTTGAAAATAACCATAAAGAGTATTACCATCATCACCGTTACCAATAAATCTAGTATTTGTACCACCGATTTGTCTTGTAACAAAAGCAAGAGTGAAAGTTTTATTTTCTGCTAAAGAAGGTGATTTATTTAATTTCATTCTTGCACTTGTGTCAAATTGAAGGACTGGCATTTTATTTAATACATTCATTTTAACAATAGGTTTACCTGCACTAGTATTAAAATTGAATTCTTTGTCATTGGTATTACTAGCCCAATTAGTAATAGCAGTTCCCTCAGCTGCATTAGGAATTGCAGATGCATCAGCCCAAACTTTAACATTGGTTACAGGGAAGTTAGATGCAGAAGAAGGAGCACTTGCATTTGCGCCTTTAACATTAGCAGCAGCAGTATTAGTGGAGCCAGGAACATTGGGGTCCATTTGTGCAAGTAATCCATATTTAGTAGCCAAGTATGATTCAATTTTAGAAACATCAGAATCATTTAAACAAGTATTGTATAAAATAAATTCGGCTATTTCTGCATCAGAAGTTTCATTAGGACTACCACCTGTATTAATATGTAATCCATTTAATCCTCCTCCGCTTTGTTTACAAAAGACAGGACTTCCCATACTATTAAAATAACTCATTTTAGCTTCAGAACTTCTTCTAATAGTAAAAATATCCCAGTTGGAATCTGAGTTTTTCCAAAAATCATCACCACATGACCAAGCATCGTTATGATAACATTCCTTTCTGCCACCCCAATAACCAAATAATGAATTGTTATTACCTTGAATAAATCTTTGATTTGATCTACCAACTTGTCTGGTAACCATTAACATGGTAAAATCACCAGATGCACCAGCAAGATTATTTAATGACATTTTTCTAGTTGGAGTAAAACGTAAAACAGCATGACCATTTAATACGTTAGTTTTTACATAAGGAAGTTGATTTTTATCACCATTAGAGTTAGTAAAAAAGTTACCACTGGGTGCAGAACTTACAGGAGTCCAATTTTGTATGGCTGCATAATTATTTGTAGCTGCATTATATTGTGTAGTTTCCATCCAAGCAACTAAGTTGTTAGTAGGAACATTACCTACAGCTTCAAATCTTTCAATATTATAAGAATCACTTTTTAGAGTAAAAGATTGCATATTATTATTATCTTACAAAATATTTTTGTAAAAAATATATTATTAAATTAAATCTTTGATTTGTTTTGTACAAAATTATTTTTAATAATTTTATTAATTTTTAAATTTAAAATTAAATAATTTTATTTAATTTTTAACTTATTTGAGTAATAAATAGATGAAAAGAATAATTAAAGCAATAGAACCATAAAAATATAAATCAGCATTTTTACCAGTTCCACATAATTGTCTTTTAAATTTATTTACTGATTCGAACATAGGAGGTTCAGTAGGATCAATATTTTCAAAGTGTTCTTTGTTGTTTTCTACACAGGTCCAAGATTCTTCACTATCTGAGTTGTTTTTAAATTTAGGATTACAGTTCCACAATTTTAAACTATTTTTTGACATTATATATATATAGATATATTTTAAATATTTTTAATAATTTTTTTAACTACTAAAATAATAATAAATTGCAATTATTATAAGTAAAATTAATAAAGCAACTCCACTATAGATATAAATAGAATAATCTTTCTTTTCTATTGGAGTTGTTATTATACTTGGTGAAGCAGGAGTGAATGTTGATGGTCCATATACAAGAGGGGTAATAGAAGGAGTTACAGATTTAGATTTAGATTTAGATTTACGACGATTTTTTGGAGAGCGACGAATTTTTGGAGGGCGAGGAGTGCGAGGAGTGCGAGAAATTTTTGGAGTTTGAGGAGATTGATATAATTTTGGTGTAAGATTAGCAATAGTTTTTACATTAGGAGTACTAGGTGTAAAATTATAATTTCCACTAGCTTGATATTCACCTTGTACACGAGGAGTACTTGGTTTAAATACAGGTTGGTGATTGACAAGAGTATTTTTAAATTTTAATTTATAATAATTACGAGGATGAGATTTTATATTTTTATCAGAAATATTTATTTTTGAAGTTCTCTTTATTTTTCCAATGTAAGAATAACATTTTTTTGTTTTTTTGTTAATAAATTTAACAACATTACCATCTTGAACAAAATAAAATTTATCTTTATTTTTTGAAACACCTTTAAATATAATTGGTAATTTACCTCCAGTAATATTAGCTCCAGTTAAATAGCCTTTTCCTTTTGTACGTTTTAATTTAATATATTGTTTAGATTGTAAATTATTCATATAAATAGAATTATAAAATATTTTTAATAATTATAAAAAATAAATAATAATTGAAACATTATCCATTGAACCTTTTGATAAAGCATACTCACATAACATTTTTGAAAAATTTCCTTTAAAGTTTTTATTTAACAAATCTTGAATAAAATCAACTGCATCTTGATTACTAACTACATCCCATAATCCATCGCAGGCTAAAATTACAAATTTATCCTTGCTAGATAAATTATGTTTATATATTTGTGGTAAATGCGTCACATAAGGAGTGCAATCTATATCACCAAATGCACGAGATAATGATAAATCTTTAACACGCCAGTCAGCACCATCAAAAGCTATTTTCCCTCCCATTTTTTCAATTCTCATTCGTTCATCAGGAGAATTAGGTTTATGATCTTTCGATAATTGAATAGATAATCCATTTTTATTATTTAAAACAGCTCTAGAATCGCCAATATTAATAACCCAAAGATAACCCTTCTTTTCTAATTTATTTATACAATGAATAACTAAACAAGCAGTAGAACCACAATAATTAACTGCTTTGGGATGTTCTTCAATTAATTTAGTTTGTAATGTATCAAAAACTTTACTTACATATTTAGAAAATTTTTCTGGCTTTGAAAGTATGTTATCTTTAAATTTTTTAGTAAAATAATCTGGTAAATTATCTTTTAGATATTTTGATACTAATTTTCCCCCGTGTCCGTCAAAAACACCTATCATATTAATACAATTTTTATCACTATATTTCCCATCTAAATTTGAAAATATAAAATGTTGGTCTTCATTAGATTCTCTTTTACCTTGTACAGTATGGTAATACATTTAATATAATATTTTAGAATTAAATATTTAGATAAAGATTTAATTAGTTTAATTATTAATATTAATGAAATTTAAAAAAATAGAAATTTTGGAAATTAAAAATGGTACAAATGTCTATTATGGAACAATAGAAAATGTACCTACAATTTTAATTGCTGAAAAGAATATTCCTGATGAAATAACAATAGACGAGAAAAATCTCGAAAAGAAAAATTTAATTCATCCAGCTTCTAATGATTTAATAGAATCATATAGAAATAAAATAAAAATAATTACAGAAACACATACTGATTATAAAAATAAGGTTGAACCATATATTAATTCAATATTAGAATCAAATACAAAATGGATAAGAAATATTTTAGCATTCCAAAATGAAACTGAAAAGGTTTTATTTAAGGGTGAAAAATTTATTGTTGTTAAAAATATTGGTTATGATACAAAAAATGATTTCTATTTGTTGGCAATACCTCATGAAAAATTAAGAACCATTCGAGATTTAAGAGGACACCATAAAGAATTATTAAAATTAATGAAATTAAAAACAATAGAAATAGCTAAGAAAAGACATTTCGAAGAAAATGATTTATATTTTTTCTTTCATTATCATCCATCTTGTTATCATCTACATTTACACGTTTGTGTTAATAGTCATAAAAATTTAAAATTTAGATTATATCGTCATATCTTATTAGATTATACAATAGATCATATAGAAAAGTTAGAAAAGAAAACATTTAAATTTGAAATGTCAATTTCAAATCCAATATATAAGTTATTACTTAGTTAAATATTACAAGTTACCCGTAAGTTAATGTTTAATTTTAGTTAAATGTTACCCGTAAGTTAATGTTTAATTTTAGTTAAATGTTACCCGTAAGTTAATGTTTAATTTTAGTTAAATGTTACCCGTAAGTTAATGTTTAATTTTAATTAAATATTACAGGTTATACCTTTAGCATTATCATTAGCAATAATATCCATAAATACACGAGTGTCATATAATAATTGTAATTGTTTGTCACAAGTATCAATATTTCCATCCTTTTTAAAGTTATTAGAAACTACAAAGAACAAGTAAAAGTTACTGAATGAAGGATCGTCCAAATAATTACTTAGAATTGATTTAATAGGGGGATTTTTAATGTTAAAGATAGAATTATAGTCATAATTATTAATCCAATTTTTAGTATGGTCTTGAATGTCATTAATAATACCTTTTGATTCACCATTACTAGCTTGATATTTATCATAACTAGTCATTTTAGTTCCTCTTTTATTTGAAGCTGTTGTATTTTCATATAAGATGTTATCTTTAGGTTGTAAAAAACGATTCATAAACATAATTTGAGAATAAAATTCACTTTCTTCAGCGTATTTAATTCCTGGTGTGAGATGTATAATCTCAGAAGAAATTTTAGTAGAAGGTGTACCAAATAAAGATTTATAAATTTCCTTTTGGGGACAGACTACGTGTTTAATATTTGTTGATTTCTTTTGTATTTGAATTTTTTCACTCAAAACTTCTAATAATCCTAAAATATTTTCATTAATATAAATACCTTCTAATCCAGCGTAACCAAAATTTAAATCTTTTATTTTAAATTCCTTATCCTTTATTTTTATTGTTTCATCCTTTAACATATCATTTAATTTTTTTCCTAATCCAAATAAGTTTTTACCATTTATATTTTGCATATAATCTATAGTATTGTTAAAAGACCTATTTAATATACCGTATAAAGCTAATTTTGCTCTATCAGTTGAATTAGGTTGTCCACCAGTAAAATTATTAAAATCTTCTTCTTTGTTATTGCCTCTAAACATTTGAGTTTGTTTATGAGCGGAATTATTTTTGTCTATATCAAATCCTTTATCTCTAAATACTTCTCTATAATTTACATTTGTAAATGAATTTAATGTTTCAGGATTCCATTTTTTCTCATCATCTTCTGGAACACTATCAAAATGTTCAGCAATTTCAGGAATAGTAGACATCCATAAAGGATTAATATACATCATTGATTTAATCATATTGATATTATACCCTTTGGAATATTTTTCTTGAGGCATATAAGCATCTTTATCACTAGTGCAGTATGTTTGATACAAGTTTTCTTTTCCAGGTAAATCCATAATTACTAATTTACAAGATTTATTATCTTTGAATGTTATTTTAAAATCATAAATCATAATAGAACGACTTGATTCAGGATTATTTATAGTTGGTCTAATTCTTCCTACATTTTTTCTAATTTTATCAATACTTTCAGTAATTTCACTAAATTTATTAATCTGGTCTGCACTTATTTCAACATAAGATTCATCTTTGACTAAAACTAAATCAAATTGATTTGTTTTCAATAAACTAGGTTCATCTGCAGTATTACCATTAATATTATTGTAATGGTATATAACGTGGTCAAAATTTTTAGGATCTTTTTCCCAATAAAATTTATAAGGAACTCCCAAGCCATATAGTTCAAAAGCCTTCAATTTAATACTTGCATAATCAGTAACATTATTTAAAGTTGTTTGTAATAAACCAGCTTTTGAAGTTTTTTCTCCTTTAGAATCAGTATCAACTCTACCAAATAAAGTAAAAGTTTTTCCTACTCCAGAATAACCATAAGTTAACAACATAATTGATTTTTTATCGGATAAAGTTTCACTTAATCCCATATAATATGACAAACTTTCATTTTCTTTAAAATTTTTAGGGTCAAATACTTCTGCAAAGTTAATATTTTTAGCAGCATTTACTTTATCTGATTTTAATGGGTCTTTATTTAAATTAGTACATTTTTGGTCCATAACATCTCTATCTAATGAATGTTTATCCTTCTTTTGAAAACTAATATTTTTTGGATCACTTTCAATATCATTAATTCTTAAATAATTTGCAATAGGTGGTAAATTCATATGATAAGTATCTAAAAATTTAAAGAAGATATTAAATAAAAAGTAGTATTTTTTATTTTTATTATCATCTTCTACATTTATTTTATCATAAATACTCCATTGTTTTTCATCCCAAAGTTCATATAAACTTCTAAAGAATTTAGATAATATTTTAATTATAAAATAATGTCTTCCGTATAATACTTTATTTTCTTTTTCAAGTAATGCAGGATCATTAAAATCTTTAGGATTTTCGAATTTATCAATAATTTCATTCATTTTTTGTAAAATAGAATCATAAAATGAAATTCTTCCTTTGGATATATATTGATAATAATAATATTCTCCTTGAGCTATAGTTAAAGAAACATAATTAACAATATACTTTTGAAATGCAATAAATTGAGAATAACGAACATTATAATGTTTAATTGCTTTAATAATTTCTGCTCTCTTTTGAATCATTGTTCTAATTTCTTTTTCAAAATCTCCAATAGTAGTAATAAAATCACCCATTTCTTTTTTACCTTCACCACCTATCTGAATGTGATTAGGATTATTATTAATTCTTTCCAAAAATTCTTTGACTGGTTTAATTTTATTAAATCTTAGAGTTGTTTTATAATTTTTTTCATCTACAGTTGTTTGTGGTAATTTATTAAAGTTTTCTATTGTTGTATTTAATTCAGTTGAGATTGAAACAATTACATTATTAATTCTAGTATTCATTTTTTTAATATCATCTAAATTTGCAATTACACAATCTTTATTTTCTTTAGAGCAAGATTCAATATAATTAGCAATAGTGGATTCTAATTTAGTTAAATCACTTAATATTTTAGTAATTTCATCAGTAGTTTTAACTTTTGTTACATCTTTAAAAATAATAAATTTATTTTTTACAAATTCTAAATATTCTTTCATTTTAATAGAATCTAATAAATTTTCTTTTTCTTCTACTTTATTTGTTAAATAATTTTTCCATTTTCCATATAAAGTAACCATTTTATTATTCATATCATTATTATTATAAATAGGAATCTTTGTTTGTTCTATGATATATTTTTCTTTGAGATTACGGTCTCTTATACCAGAAGGAAGTGGGACACGAGGAGCAGGGGCGCCAGGGGCGCCAGAGGCAGGTGCACGAGGGGGACGAGGTTGAGGAACAGGTGCGGGAGGACCAGGAACAGGTACAGGTACAGGTTGAGGGACAAGTTTAGTAGGGACTTGTTGTTTTTTCTCTGTTTGCATACTATTTGGGTCTACTAATTCTTTTTCAGTAAAAGTATAACCACTTAGATCAAAATATGTAAATTTAGTATTTTCATCGTTAGCAGGTTCTATTTTAATTTTATCGCGAATGTTCATTTCTTCTTTTTTTGGTTTAAATGGTGTAAATACATTTATTGAATTACTAGAAATATCCATATATAATGATTCCATTTCTTTAATATAACCGGAAATAGGTGCCATTTTTACTTTAATTTCTTCAATAGCAATTTTATATTCATTAATTTTTTGATTAATTTGTGTAACCTTTTCTGCTATTTCTTCATTATTAACTAAAGTATTGCCATTAGCATCTATTCCTCCAATTTGAATTAATTCATTAACTAATCCTTTAGTGTCATTAATATATTTTTTAAATAAAGTATCTATTTTTTCTGCATCTATTTTTTCTTTTAAGAATTCTACCTTGTTGTCAACTTTAACACTAGTATAATTACTCGCAGAAGAATCAATATTTTCTAAGGTAATACGAATATCTTTTATTTCGTTAATAAGTCTATTTTTTTCTATTTCATCACTAGAATTAAATGTTTTTATTTGATGATCTATATCTTCTATTTTTTTATTAATAGTATCTATTATTGGTTGTAATTCTTTGTAAGGATTTAATAATCTTGTTTGTTTAGCTTTATTTAAAGTATCTAATTTAATTTTTATACTTAATAATTCAGCTTGCATATCTTTTAGTGAAGCATCATTACCTCCAAGTTGTTCAATAAATTTTTTATGACTCAAAAGGTTTTTTTCAGTAAATTTTAAATATTTTAAAAATGATAATTTTTCCATTGTTATTAGTATAATATTGAAAATAATTATTTGGTTATTAAATTTTAAGTCTATTGAGAACTGGATAAAATAAGTTAAATAATAAGAAATATTTTGCTATTTCATTATTTGTATTATTGAAAACACTAATTTTATAATTTTCAGGAAAAGTCCATTTATTTTTAATAGTATTTAAAAATACGCAAACTATCTTTATAATTATAAAGTATTTAAAATAAAGATTTGCGTAAACATTACTTTTTAGAATATATTTCTCTGGATTTGAAATTATTTCATTTAGTTTATCTAATTTTTCACAATATTGTAATAAGGTTGGTTTAGTAATAAATTGATATATTTCAGTTACCTTATTTATTTTTTTTAATATAAATAACTGAAAGTAATAATAATGAATATAATCAAGATTATTTTTATCAATACTTTCTTTTAATTCTTTTAATAATTGGTCTTTATCTTTTAATAAATTTAAATATTCAGTTGTACTATTTATATAAACATTAGCAAAACCACCTAATTGTGTAAAATCATTTTCATCATTGTGAAGAGTAAAATTATGATAGTTTAATTTATCAGTTTCTTTATAATAGCTATTCCCTGCTAAATTACTTATTTGAACTTTTTCAGGATACTCAGAAGCTTCTATGATTACATACTTATTTACATTATTTTTAATGTCATTTAAATATTTATCAGAAGTATAATTTGTTAAAGTTAATCTACTTAATTTAATTTTTGCGAGTAATTTTGTTAATTCTTTTAATTCTGACCTAATTACTACAATTTTCTTTTCTATTTCTGTATTATCAGGGTCAGTTATTTTTTTAACAGAAAAGTCTAAATGTGATTTATCTGGTGTAAAAGTATGTAAATCTATGTTAATGGGTTCTTTTTTTTGAGTAAAATCTGTTTTTGATTTATCAGGAATTAAATTACCCCAGTTTAAATTAACTTGTTCATTTTTAGCTACAAAATCTGTTTTTGATTTATCAGGATTTAAATTATTCCAGTTTAAATTAACTGGTTCTTTTTTTTCAGTAAAATCAGTGTTTGATTTATCTGGATTTAAGTTATCCAAGTTTAAATTAACTGGTTCTTTCCTTTCAATAAAAGAAATTTCAGATTCCTTGAAATCTTGCAATAATGAATTAATGTTAAATTTAATTAATGGGTTCATTTTATAATTATTATCATATTTGAAATCCATATTTGCACCACTAACATCGTTTAAGTATTGATGTATTTTAGGTAAATTATAAAAGTAAGATTCTTTATCAGAAGCTAAATATTTATTTGGTTTTAATAAATCAAGATGATTTTTTATACTTTCAAGGTCTTCAACTAATTCTTTAAAAGGTCCTGTAATTTCTATTTTAGGTGGTGATTTTAAATCATATAAATTTTTTAAAGTTTTTAATAAATCTGCTTGTGTATTTTTAAGTTCCATTTAATATTTCTCAGAAAAAAAATGTAAAGTATAATAATATGATATTAGAAGATTTAAAATCTTTAATAAAAGATTTTGAAGAAGTTTTAATCAAAGATGAAAGATTTAAGAATGATTATAAATTTAAAAGTCAAGTTAGAACTATATATGGATTAAGAAAAGTAGAAAATGTATTTGTACCTTTTCCTGTTGGTCAAGGAGGACAATATGGAACAAATATGGTTCTAGACTCTTTAGAGTCTGTAAGGCAAAGCCGTGATAGAATAGTAGAAAAACGTGTTGAAGTTCCTGTTGATAGAATAGTAGAAAAACGTGTTGAAGTTCCTGTTGATAGAATAGTAGAAAAACGTGTTGAAGTTCCTGTTGATAGAATAGTAGA